GACGATGTCATGAATCGCACCGTCATCGAGCGCGCCGCCGTTCACGCCGAAATGATGAGCGCCACCGACCGCACTGCGGTCAACATGAACCCCCTCTCCATCGACGGCGAGGATCACTACGTCACGATCATGTCGCCGTTCCAGGCGCACAGCCTGCGCACGGGCACCGGCACTGGCGACTGGCTCGACATCCAGAAGGCAGCGGCAGCCGCCGAGGGGTCCAGCAACAAAATCTTCAAGGGCAGCCTCGGGATGATTAACAACGTCATCCTGCACAGCCATCGGAACGTTATCCGCTTCAACGACTACGGCGCGGGCAGCGATGTGCTTGCCGCGCGGGCGCTTTTCTGCGGCCGGCAGGCCGGTGCGCTGGCCTACGGCACGTCCAAGGGCAACCGGATGATCTGGGTGGAGGACGAGCGCGACTTCAAGAACACGCCGAGCGTGGCCGGTGGCTACATCGGCGGCGTGAAGAAGGTCCGCTTCAACTCGCGCGACTACGGGGTCTGTGCCATCGACACCTACGCACCGAACCCGAACTGACGCCTGACGGCGTGAACCCGGCGGCGCGGCTTTGACTCCCCTCGTTTGACCGCGCCGCCACCCGCACCAACCGCCCGTTCCGGGCGACACGAAGACCAAGGAGAATGACATGGCCCTTCACCAGAACGATGTTGCCGAGGGTCGCACGCCCGTCGCAGTCGCCCACAACGCGGGCGTCGAGGTCGTCAACATCTTCAAGCACACCTTCGCCGCCGCCTTCACCGCCTCGGGCGATGTCCTCGAAATCGGAATGCTGCCGGGCGGCGTCCGTCTGACCGAACTGACCCTGATCGGCGATACCATCACCGCTTCGCAAACGGCCAGCATCGGCATTCTCGATGGTGACTTCGGGGCGCCCGACGACAGCCGTGACTTCGACGGCAGCGCCATCGCAACGGGCCTCGACGTGGACGACGCCGCCGCGACCGTCCCGGTCGGCACCGTCATCGACGTGGCGGGCCAGTCCCAGAACAAGGGCCTGGGCATCAAGCTCACCCAGAATGTGGCGGCGGGCGCGGGCACGCTCATCGTGATCGCCAAGCACATCGCAACGCCGAAGTAACCGCCGCCCCGCGCGCGGCCACTTGAGAAGGAAACCCTGCCCATGCTCATCCGCTGCAAGATCGAACGCAAGAACGGCACGACCGTCCAGCTCGACGGCAATACCTACCGCTTCGCACCCATGCCGTCCCGTGGCATCGCAGCCCATGTCTGCAACGTCGAGAAGCCGGGCCACATCCGCCGCCTGGTGTCGGAAATCCCCGAGGGCTACGAGGCATATCTGGGCGACGAAACCCCGAACGTTTCGCCCGAGGCCATGACCTCGCGCGACGGCGGGCGCAGCCTTCCCGACCCCGCGCAAGGCGGCGCACCCAACCCCGATCCCGCCCCGCAATCCGTGGCGCCGGTCACGCCGAAGCCCGCCGGAACCGCCCTCACGCCTGACCCCGACGCCACCGCCTCGGACGACAAGTCCCTCGCGGAAATGGACCGTGACGAGCTGATCGCCCGCTACGCCAAGCTGGCCGGGCGGAAACCCAACGGGAAAGCCGCTGACGACACACTCCGCGCAAAGATCGCGGAAATGGAAGCCGAAATCTCCGAGTAAGGAACCACGCTCATGGCCCTGACCGCAAAAGACGTGATGGAGCGCGCCACCATCATTCTTCAGGACACCGGGGCCGTGCGCTGGCCCGCAACCGAGCTTCTGAAATGGCTCAATGACGGCCAGCGGGAGATCGCAATTCACAAGCCGACCGCCGTCACCAATACGGTCACCTTGTCCCTCGACGCCGGGACGCGGCAAGACCTGCCCGCGACCTATGTCTCGCTGGTCAGTGTCCACCGCAATGTCGATGGAAACGCGATCCGCCCCATCGACCGATCGGTGCTCGACAACCAGATCCCCGGCTGGCAGGACACCAACGTCCTGCCCTACGCCGCCGATGTCACGCATGTGATCTTCAACGAGGCCAACCCGCGCGAGTTCTACGTCGCGCCGGGCAATACCGGCACCGGGGAAATCGAGGCCACCGTTGCCGTCCTGCCCACCGACATCGCCGAACCGGCCAGCCCGCTCGACATTGCCAGCTACACCGCGAACCTCGCCGTGCCGGAAATCTGGCGCGGCGCCATGGTGGATTACGTGCTCTATCGGGCCTATTCCAAGGACACCCAATCTCCCAACGCCGCCAACCGGGCCGCGGCCCACTACCAGCAGTTTGCCAGTGCCATCGGCATCAAGGTCGCCACGGATCAAGCGTTGAACCCGGATACCACGGCGGGGGCCTGATATGCCCCTCGCCACCACACCCCTGTCCAAACTCCTGCCACTCGTCATCCCCTACGCGCCGGGCTGTTCCGAGTTCTATGCCGAGCAGCAATTGCGCCTGGCATCTTCGGAGTTTTGCGAACGCACCCGCATGTGGCGTGAGATCACCACCTTGAGCATCACCGGCCAGGACGAACCCCTGTCCACTCACGCCTATGCCAACATCCATGAGATCGAGAGCGCGGAATGGGAGGATGGAACGCCCCTCGAACCCGTCCGCTTCGCCGCGCTCATGGCCGATGATCTCGATGAAACCGTGACCGGCCAGCCCGCCTACATCACCCAAGGAAGCGCCAACACCGTGTCCGTGGTCCCCTTCGCGACCGGTGATGTGCGCCTGACCCTGATCCTCAAGCCCCAATCCGGCCCGGAGTTCGGCGTGGACGGCGCAACGACCAAGCAGGCCATCCAGAACGTCATCCCCGAGTTCATGTTCCAGCAGTATGGCGACCACATCGCCAGCGGCGCGCTCGCCCGCGTGCTGATGACCCCGAAAACCGAGTTTTACGACCCCAACCGGGCCGGGCTCTACGCTCAGAAATTCGAGAGCGCCTGCACGTCGAATTTCAACGAACACATCCGGGGCCAGCAGCGGGCGCAGGTGCGGGCCCGCTCAAGCTGGATATAGGAGGCCGGCCAATGCCGATCACCATTCCCGGCTTCATCGGTGAAGTTCCCCGGATGCACCCCCGGATGCTGCCCGAAACCGCCGCACAGCTGGCCGAGAACGTGTTTCTGGAACGCGGCTCGCTCAATCCGGCGACACAGGAGGAGGCCGTTACCACCATCGCAGGCAGCCCGGTGTATTTCGTGCGCCACGATGGCGACTGGCTGGGATACGCCACCCCGGTGGATGCGGTGCAGGGACCGGTCGCGCAAGATCGGCTCTACATCACCGGCGACGGGACGCCCAAACTGCGATACGACGGCGCGATCCGAGAACTGGCGGCGCAAGCGCCGATCTCCGCGCCCACCGTGACCCCCGGCGCCGTGACCGATGAAGACCTCGAAGAGGCAACGGCCTTCGCCTACACCTTCGTCACCGACCTGGGCGAGGAAACCGAACCGTCGCCGCTGTCGGCCTATGTGAACCTCGCCCCCGACCAAGAGGCCAATGTCTCAAACTTCTCCGCACCCGACGCCAGCCGGGGTTTCGAGAAGATGCGGATCTACAAGACCGTCACCAGCCTCAGCGGCACAACCGACCTGTATTTCGTGGCTGAGGTCACCCACACCGCCCTCGATCCCTATGGCGTGCTCAACTACAACCCCGACGCCTACACCCTGGCCGAGGTCATCGCATCGACTGACTTCAACACGCCGGTCGCCTCGCTGACCGGGATCACCGCCATGCCAAACGGCATGATGGCAGCCTTTTCCGGTCGCGATCTCTATTTCTGCGAACCCTACCAGCCCCACGCCTGGCCGGTGAAATACGCCCTGAAAACCGACACGCCCATCGTGGCCCTGTGCGCCTTCGGCTCGATGCTGGCGATCCTGACCGAGGGCACGCCATACCGCGCCCAGGGCACCGCCCCGGAAAACATGGTGATGGAGAAGGTCGAAGAGAACCTGCCCTGCGTGGCGCCGCGCGGCGCGGTCGACATCGGCTATGCCTGCGTCTACCCGTCGACCGAGGGGCTGGTCCTCATGTCGGGGTCGGGCGCGAACATCATGTCGGCCGGGCTGTTCACGCTGGACCAGTGGCGAGCCATGGGCCCGGCCACATTCCGGGCAGGCCATTTCAACGGGCGCTACATCTTCTCGCACCTTCCCGCCGGGGCAGGCGGACGCCAGACCGGTCTGATCGACCTGCGGGCCGAGCAACCCTTCCTGGTGCAGGGAGACCTGGCCGCGCTCTCCTTCGTCAACAGCCAGTCCGATGGCAAACTCTACGCCATGACGGCAGGCGGCAATGTCGTGGAATGGCGCCCCAGCGCCGCCGCGCCAAAGTCCTTTGCATGGCGCTCCAAGCTGTTCGAGTTGCCCTATCCCGAGAATTTCGCCTGCATCAAGATCGACGGCACCGCCTATGACGAGGCAGAGGGCGGCACCGCGGCTTTCGCCTGCAAGGTCTATGCCGATGGCAGCCTGATCCACACCGTATCCGCCCTCAACGCCCCGGCGCGGCTGCCCTCCGGGTTCAAGGCGCATGAGTGGGAAATCGAGATCACCGGCAATGCCGAGATCGAGCGCATCGTCCTGGCCGAAACCATGGAGGAACTGGCTCGATGACCGTGGGGCCCTCCACCATCCAGGTGCAGCGCATCATGGAGTCGCTGGCTGTTCTGGCGGGGGAGCGGGGCAACCCCGACTACCGCGCCGTGCGCTGGGCCGATCTCGCCGCGCATCCCGAGGTCCGGCGGATGGCTACAGCGCAGCAAGTGGTGATCGGCGACGTGGCCGGTATCACCGAACCCGAATCCGGCGCCCTGGCCGTGCTGTCCCAGGCCATTGCGACAGCGGAAGGCCAGATCGACACGGTGCAAGGGCTGGCGAATACCGCGCAGCAGGCTGCCGACGCGGCGCAGGCGTCGGTGGATCAGGTCGCTGACGACCTGAACGAAACATTCGGCGCAGAACTCGAACTCCGGCACACGGGCGAGATCAATGCCGCCGAAAGCATTGAGGCCATCTTTGCGCAGTTGCAACTGATCCAGTTGCGACTGGCTGACACCAACCAACTGATCGCCGATGCCGGGATCTACATAGACCCCGCCGCCGGGTCGGTGGAAATAGCCGCGCTGCATGCGCTCGACGGCACCGTGGCAGACCTGTCCATCCGGTTGGACGCTGCCAACTCGGAAATCGCCCTCCGCGCAACCGAGGCCTATGTGTCTCAGGCCATTTCCAATGCCGTGCTCGATCCGAGCCAGATCCCGATCGTCAATGACCTGCAAGTGCAGGTGAACGATCTGGAACTGTCCCTGGGCGCCGCCGAGGCCGAAATACTCCTGCGCGCCACCACAACCACGGTGGATGAGATGGATGTGCGGCTAGGTTCCGCAGAACTCGCCGTAGACAGCCTCGAAGCCGAAATGGACCTGCGCGTCACGCAAACGGCGTTCGATGCGGTGGAAACCCGCGTGACCGGGGTGGAAACGACCTATTCCGCCCTGGAAGGTGCCGGGCTTATATCCACGGTTTCCC